CTTCGACCTCACCCTCCGCTAGACCAATCAACTCTTTAATATAAGTTTTAGATTGTGCGGAGTCCGGTGCAACTACTGGTTGTCTTGGTTGCTGACTTCCCTTTTTTGCGCCTTTTACCATCGCTGTCATATCAAATCCCACGCAATAAAAAAGGCGCCAAAAAGCGCCTATAACTAACTTAAAAATTACATCTGATCTTCTGGATATTGACCAGCACTTAATACGAAGCCGCCGACTTCACGTCTACCATAGAGAATCGGTACTGGGTAACCTTGAGCGGCTGTTGTAACCGCACTACCAAAACCAAAGTTTGCCCGGTTCCCGTCTTGGTTTTGATTTTGATTAGTTTGGGCTTTCGGCATGAGCATAGAAGCAACACCTCCCATAGCCATGCCTGCACCAGCGCCAATTAATGCAACACCGTAAGCTGAAGACGTACCGCCAGTCATCACACCTGCAACAATCAGAACTACTCCAAGAACTAATTGTAAGACTCCACTATTACCGCCAGCTCCCATTACACGCGGGACAATGTGAATAATGTCGGCTTCAGTAGACATATCAAGCTGCTCTTCACCGATATTGTCACCAGTGATTACGCGCTTTGTTTCATGATCGTAAATTGCTGGGCGCTTCTTGCCACGCTTATTGCCTGAACCTTTACCTTTAAGAAAAATTGCAAAAGCCAACCCTTGTTCATGGGCATGCGTCATGAAGTGTTCGAAGCCAGCGATCTGAACTGATAAAGCACGCATGGCTTCACGCGTATTTGCGACATCGAGCTTAAATTCACGACCGAACTTTTGCCCCAAGATGCCGTACAACTTAATTGTTTTTAACATCTCTATGCCTCAAGATTTTTACCGTACGATCTTTCCATTGCTGGCCGTAAACTTCACGTACAGACTTTCGATTATACGGATGATGCAGAATTAAGCTTGAACCTATGCATTGTTCTGTTTGTTCAGATTTAAGCTGTCCATTATCGCCTAGCCAAACAACCGCATGATTGGGATGTTCAGTACGCCCAACACGACAAACAAGCATATCGCCATATTGTGGTGTATCTACTTCATAGAAGCCTGCTTTTTCATAGTTTTCAAGATAAAGTGATGGATGGGATTTATCCTCCCACCAAGCATCTTTTCGCTGAAAATCCAACAGCTCCACACCTAACTCACGGCTATAAAAATCACGAATCAGCGCGTAACAATCTTGCCAGCCATGAAAATAATTACGCCCCACTAAAGGGGCGCGATAACCGCAAGGTTCGTAGACTTGAAAATCAAGATCCGGATATGAACAAATTACCCACGGCTTTTGATGTAATTCAATTTGAATCAGATCAAGTTCCGAAGCTTTTGTTGTTCCATCTGGATGAGAGTGCACATAAGCTAAGATTTCGCCTTGATTTTCAGCACTTGCCAAGTCTTCGGGATGTATTTCAAACTGATCAGATTGTTCAGCGATATTGCGACAAGGAATATATTGCTTTTCGACAATCACCCCACAGCTTTCATGCGGGTAACATGCATCAGCATGGGCCATGATTGCTTTTTTAATTTTTGCTGTCAGTTTCATAAGACCTCACAACATGCTTGAAGCTGGGAATCCGCCAAAGGGTAAAGGCTTGTTTTTACTAAATCGACATTCACAACCAGATAATCTGTACGAGCAACGATCTAAAGCAGGATTGTCTGTAGGCTCATCTTTCTCGGTAAACATTGCTGCCCCGGTGTAACCACACTCTTCCCCGCGATATTCCCAACTACAATAAGAAGTAATTTGACGTACAGGAATTTTCAAACCTTCAAAATCAATCGGGTTAGAAAGCTCAAAAGTTACTTGCTGAGCATTTTCCGATGTTTTCTGTTCTATAAACCAAGTTTGTTCTTTAGACTCATTCGATGCTGAAGGATTGCCTGCTGTGAAGTTTTCGGCATCTAGATATTTAGCCAAAGTAGTAATAACTTTCAGCTTCGCCCCAGCAAAGTCTTTAAATTGCAGGCAATAAGCAGAAACAGCATGTTGAATGCCGTTAATGTTATTTGCCATTGTTAAAGTTGGCGCTGAAGCTTTACCAGTTGAACTCATTTCAAGGCCAGACACCTCAAGCGCCATAGGCTCAAATACTTGACCTTGCCAAATAATATTTCGCATCCATACTTTCTGATCGCCAATATTAAAAACTTTATCGGCCTTGATTGTTGCTGTGTCAGCCTTCCAACTTGTTAAGTCAGCTGAGACATAAATCTTTTCCCAATCTTCATAAGAAATATGCCCATGGAAACGCAAAATGCCAGCTCCTAAAGCGCTGGCATCTAATTCATATAGGGTGATTAACCCATCTACATAAAGTTTCTGGAAATCACTATTCAGTGTCATCTGGTAGTGTCTCCTCTACAACAAGCTCTTCGTGCAGTCGGATATCAATCCAGCGACCTTCTGGAATATCGAACGGATTGTCGTGATCAGCTACGATAGCTGCTTTTTCAACATCAAACTTACGTTTATAAGTTTTAATTGAGATGTCACCATTTTCTAGGGTGTCATACACTACTGCGACGATTGTGTTGCCGTTTGCATCTTTCGGTACTTCGATATACCAGCCTTCCTGAGCAAAGCCTAAAGAACCTTCTAGTAAATAATCACCAACATCAATTCTCTTAAATTCAATCGGCTGTTTTTTTGCATCATTATTGAGCTCGATATGGTCGTTAAATAGCTTAACTACTGGTGATGCTGCTTTTATGAAACCGTTGGAATCCACAGAAGTATTCGCAGATGTTCTTAGCTGCTCAATTACAACAGGTATCTCACTGACAATAACAACGTCATCTGTATGAACAGTAACTAAATAATTATCAGATGTAATATTGGAAATACCGGAAAAATATCTAAATGCCGATGTTGAAGAACTTGCTGTTCTTCGA